CGATGGAGCAGATGCCGCCGATGGAGCAGATGCCATCTGATGAAATGAGGCCGCCATGGATGATGGATCCGAGATATAAAGGCTATTTCAACCCGAATCAGTTGAATCCTTTTCACAATCCCAATGTTGAAGAAGTCGCTAATGGCGGCCTTATGTCACTGGCCCGCAGACGCGGGTACGCGGGATAACCGCCATGGCGAGAGCACCTTTACCGAGAAGCAATTTCGGCACCTCTTCCCTTGTAGAGAGACGGGATTCCATCCCCCCGGTGGACCTGGAAGAAGGGGAAGGGGCCGAGATTGCGGTTGAGGATACCACGGTCATTGAAGCCCCGGGCCTTAATATTGAAATGGAGGAGGATGGCGGGGTTCTCGTGGATTTCGACCCACGGTCCATGGGCCAAGAATCAGAGGATTTTTACGAAAATCTGGCGGAATCGGTTGATGACCGCGTGGCAACGGCGATTGCTTCTGATTTGCTGGAGCAGCATGAATCCAACAAGAGTGGGCGCAAGGAATGGGAAGACGCTTACCGCACCGGTCTGGAGCTTCTGGGTTTTAAATATGAAGACCGCACGGAGCCTTTTCGCGGTGCGACCGGTGTAACGCATCCGCTTCTGGCAGAAGCGGTAACACAGTTTCAGGCACAGGCTTTCGGGGAACTTCTTCCTTCCGGCGGCCCTGTCCGGACGGACATTATCGGCAAGGTCACACCGGAAGTTGAAGAGCAGGCGGATCGCGTCCGCCATTTTATGAACTACCAGATTACCTGCGTAATGAAGGAATACACGCCGGAATTTGACCAGATGCTGTTTTACCTGCCTTTATCGGGTTCTACCTTCAAGAAGGTCTATTACGATGAATTTCTGGGCCGGGCTGTAAGCCGTTTTGTCCCGGCAGAGCAGCTCATGGTTCCTTATACGGCAACCGATCTGGAGACAGCGGAGAATGTGACCCATGTCATACAGATTACGGAAAACGAACTTCGCAAGAAGCAGGTTGCTGGGTTTTACCGGGACATTGAAGTCTTGCCCGAGCAGGCCGATCCTTCCACGGTTCAGGAGGAAATGGACGATATTTCGGGAATTACGCCCTCTTACCTGGATACCGACGTTACTTTACTGGAATGCCACGTCAACCTTGATCTGGAAGGCTACGAGGATACCGGCAAAGATGGCGAACCGACAGGAATAAAGCTGCCGTATGTTGTTACGGTTTCCGAAAACAACGGAAAAATCCTCAGCATACGCCGGAATTACGATCCGCAGGATTCCGAACGCAAAAAGATACAGTATTTTGTACATTTTAAGTTTTTGCCGGGGTTTGGTTTTTACGGTCTGGGTCTTATTCACATGATTGGTGGCTTGAGCCGGACAGCAACGGCGGCTCTGCGGCAACT